ACTCATCGGTCATGGTTATCTCCATGCTTATTCTCTGTGACATGGAATATCTGTAACCTTTGCCGTTGTGCTTCTTTTTCTTCTCTCTTCGTCTTGCAAAGTAGATGCTGCCCTCACCGTCAAAGAGTCCTGCGATATATGCTCTATCAGTCTCTGGTACCATTTCAAACGCCCGCTTTCCGTGCACGTACTAACGGGTCGCCAAAGGCTCGAATACTGGGGTTGCCACCAAAGGTCTCCCATATGTAACCTCCAGAGGTGTTTAGCGCGAAGCATTTTTGGTCACCTAGAGCTCGTCCTTTTCTATATTTAATTTTTTTTAACACCATTCTGTATAATCCATTTCAATGTTGATGTTGCAGGGTCAAAGCCATCAAACTCTAGTCTAGTGCAACTTGTTAGAAGGACCGTCATCAATAAGATTATCATCAACCGTCTCATAAAATTCTCCTTCCGAATCGCAGTCCCAGCATTGGTGGACCTCACTCCTATCTCTAAAATCTACTGCAGGATCACCATCAATTTTTGCAACCCTGACATACCCATTTCCGTGGCATGTATCGCAAATCATTTTTACGACTCTACCCTTTTTTAATTTTGCCATTTAGTTTTCTCGCTTTCTCGTTTGCTAATGATTCTATTGTCTTAGCTACAGATAGTTTTGCATCGGGCAATAATATCTTTGATAACTTATCTAAAATAGCATATGTTTCTTTCGTTAGAGAAACATTTTTGTATTTATTCATGTCGGTCATGTTTGTTTCCTTTCATATTTATCACCCATATATAGGTGATTTTATAGGATTGTCAATGAAAATTGTATTAAGTTTATTAATTTGTTCCCAGATCGTAGGTACGTGTATAGAGCCGTATCAATGGCCTGATAGATTTGACAGTCAATACGATTGCCTTATGTTCGGTTACGAAGAATCTTCTAAGAAAATGAAAGAGTTAGGCAGGGTAGAGGTTAATAAATACAACATGTATATCAAGTTCTACTGCACACCAGAAAAGCCTAGCATTTGACAATGTGTCTAAATTATGGTAATGGCAAGAATCTTCTCACCATTACCTACCCTTATTTTTTTCCCTCTTTAGGGTAGGTGTTTCTTTATTCCACATCCATAATAATACAACTGCAGGTAGTAATAAAATACTAGTTACAAACACACCCAACAAAATCACCAGTGCCATCCTTCATTACATGTACGTTAAACGGTGGTTCGTGATACGTGGTCAGATGTAGACGTAGTATGTCACAGAGATCAAAGCAGTTGATATCAGAAAGTATCTCGACACCCTCCATCATCTCTTTTGTGACGGATACCAGGCTATACAGACCGTCGTTTAGTAGTATCAGATCCATTGCTCGTACCCAAAGCTATTATTTTTTTTAAACTAGGAGCCGATATGTTTAGATGCACACCGTAAGATCTCCATTGTTGTTTCATTATATTTAACTCTAATAACAATGTTGAGTATTGTCGTTGAGATATTTCGTTTGTTTTTATTGTTATAGTTTTTTCTTTCATACCTTCAATGTAGGATTTATTAGGATGTTGTCAACTATTTTCTTCTAAATTTACCCATTCTCTTTTCGTGTTTATTTGGGCTTTTTTTGTGTCTGCCTGGTCTCTTTTTAGGCTTTGCTCGCGGGGCTGTAACTAGACCAAATTTAGCTTTCTTTGCCATCGCCAAAGTATCCGTCAACTACAGATTGTAATGTAGTTTTTTGTAAATTAGGTATGTAACTTATACAACCATTTATGTGTTGCTGTAGATCTGCACCACATGTGATGCACCTGTAATATTGTCTGGTTATACCAACTAACATTGTGTACTCGTCACATGTTGGGCACACACCGTTGACTATCTCAGTATGAAATCTTATTGTTTTTTCTGTCATATGTTCTTTTACTCTTTATCACTTTTCTTTTGAAATGTCTTAATTGTTTTGCGATTGGATTTCTTTTTTTATTGGACTTTTTCATTTAAGGTGAAGTTTCTTAATACTCTTTTCACCCATGTAAATCTCTGTCTCTGCCTCACTACGTATACACTTGTAAGATACATTAGGATTAAACTCTCTCTCCGCTATACGACGTGCACGTAAACATGCAGCCATAGACTCTTGTATTCTGTGTTCTTTGATCTCTCCGTCCCAGAACATAAGAAGGGCTACCACAACCTCGATCATACTACTTTACCTTTGTTTGGTCCTTCTTTAATTTTATATTTACTAGAACCGTTTGCATTTATATTTACTTCTTTTTTTAAATCTTTTACATATCTCATCTGTTTAGCTGTTCTGTTTATCTCAGCTATATAATCTAAAACTTTTCTAGTTATTCGTCCCGTTGCCATTGTATTTATACTCTCTGTTTTGATCTTTTAATTTTTCTATATCAGTTAGAACCTTATCCATCTGCTTCGTTAAAAACTCAATGTTTACCTTATTTAAAGCCATGTCGTCGATGTGTTTTGTTATACGATCTATGGTTTTGTAAATATCCTCCAACATCATGTATTGCTCAGAATCCGCGGGCAGTGAACCCATCTGTCCACGTGGCCACTTGATTCTAAATTCTGTATTCTGTTCTACATCCTGTTCCATTATCTTGATCTTGGTGTCTGCAATGTTCAGACGTTCAACCATCTGGAAATAACCCATGGTTCCGAGTGCCACGATAATTATCAGACTGGCAACTGTCTTCATAGGCATCTGCACGGCAGCAGATTCAGATATTGTTAAAGGTTTCTTACTCATGTTTTGGTTTTGGTGGAGGGATTATATAATCTTTTGTCTCAAT